ACCATTTGATACTACCTCTTCCATTCCCGGTATGAATGCTAAGATTAATGGAATACTAAATAGAATAGTAAGCCACTCATCTTTCCACGAAGACTGACTACCTTTAGCCATCTCCAAATCCCAGTCTATCTCACCAGTAGCTTTCTTCTGCATTACTACAGCTTCAGCTTGCGCCCTAGCTACCTTAGTAGCTGACTGTGCTTTCTTCTCTTCTACTTTACCACTTAACCATGTACCAGCTAAATCTGCTACAGGTCCTATTAACATATTAAGCACGTCTAAACCTCGCTGTTTTCTTTGCTATTTTTTTAGGCTGGGATACAAACTGTTTACCTGCTTTAGTTCCTGCTCGTTTAGCTTTCGAGGTTGCCGAATATTCCTGTGACGAAAGCGATTTGATAGCTGCTGACGGTAAATACCGTTCTCCAGTTTCACTGGATTTCTTGCCACTTTTAGTTCTCCACTTTTGTTTTGTCCAAGACTTTAAACTCTGTTGTGATTTTGCTAATGCCATCTTACACCCACATTATTAAAAATACTAAAGCGGCAATTAATGCCGTACAAACTCCAACTACTATACTGCCAACTTCTATATTGTGTATAAAAGCATCGTGTTTCTTACGTTTAGCAATACGTGCTTGCTTTTCTGCTTCCTTTGCTTCTTGTATTCGTTTAGCACGTTCAGCTATTATACCTTCCCAAACACCTGCCCCAAATCTCATATTGATTAGGTTCTTCATATCTTGCATATGTTCTTGTGCAAGTTTAGCGTTTATGGTTTCTTCAGCGATTGTGTTTACAGCAAAGGGGTCTTTCTGGGCTTTACTTCTTTTCTTTTGTATCTGCTGTTCACCCTCGAACATGCCATCAATATATTTTGCTATATCGCCTATATCATTGCAAGTTGTGATAGCTTTTTTTATTCCATCCACACTCGCTTTAACAAGTGCAATACCTGCCATTGTTTCTGCTATCATAACTCTCTCCTTTTATGATAAGCTAGTAAATAGGTTTCATCTCCTTATTAACACGAGTTGGTAAACAATAAGATGCTATATTATTTTTTTGTTGTTCAAATGTTTTAGCATACCATGTACATTCTTTTAAATCTTTGAAGTACATATCTTTACTTATTAATTTTTTATCTGCATCTAAACCAAGAAAGACATACAAGACAAATACATGTATCACCTGTAGCCACCACCCTTGGCTTTATATTGCTTGGCTAACATCTGGGCTTTTCTTGCAGACCACTGACCTGCACCACCACCACTAGTACCTGACTTTATTCTATTGAACAGGTTCTTACGCATTGTTGGTTTTGTGTAATTACCTGCTTTATTTACTGTACTACCACCCTTGTTTAATTTAAGGCTAGATAAAGTTTTAGCTTGTTTAGCATGTGACTTAGATGCTTTTTTCAAACCTGCTACAACTTTCTTTACCGTCTTTTTATTTGTTGTATTTTTCATAATCTTTACCTGCTTGGGTCATAATATTCTTCTATAGATGCTAGTGCAATAATTTGACTTGCAGATGAACCTACACCTGACAAAACATCTCCTGCATTCATAAAAAAAGGTTTGCCATCATCAAATACGTATACGATATTAGTAGCTACTGCTACACTAAATGCATCTAATACTTGTTGTGCAGAACCACCCGAAGGTGTATAAGATAAATCAAATGTTCTATCTGATGTATCTTTATTTGCAAAAGCAAGTAGCTGTACAACAGCCGTAAAGTTAGCAGGACATGTGTATATAACTGTTGTACTTGTTCCTAACGGCACAACAGCATTTGTATATTTTACTTTGTCTAACTGTGGCATTAGGTTATCCTAATTTTATCTATACAAATTACAGACCATTTATGTAACTTGTTATTCCATTTGCCAAATACTTTTGCAAATTCTAAAAATAACCTGCTCCAAAAAAACCAATAACATTCAACCAAAAAAGTTTTTAGTTTTGTCAGCTTTGTTAACATTCTTTTTATGTCTTCCCGGTCTACGATGTCGTTTCTTTGATATAAAAGAATTAGTAAATTGTTTAGCCATTACTTTTTCTTTAACATTCCACCACGCATCATTTTTTTCTTAGCCATCTTAGCCATGCCGCCACCACGCATCTTCTTCTGTGCAACACCGCCACGCATCATTTTTTTCTTAGCTACTTTTGTTTTACCCATTGCCATCACGTAATCTCCTTCTATCAAGAACTAAAGCGTTATATGTATCTTCAGGAAAATGTTTATAATATCCTGACTTTTCTAGGCTTAATGCCGCATCATCCAATATGGACAATCTCTGTATAAATACCATACAGTATTCTAATTGACTACTAGTTATACCATCTTCTTCTAAAAAGTCAAGACCTGCATCACTAGCATCAAAGTCTGGGTGAAACACCATCAAGTGCATATCAATACCTGCAATAGATAATGCTTCATTCATACCGTCACAAATACCATCAAGATATTCTATGTCAGGTAATTCTTCAGATGCCCATACTACTATATCGTAGTTATGAGTTTCAAAATTTTTTACTTCTTCTGTTAGACCTTCTAATCCTGTATTAATACTAAACTTTACTTGATTATCTACCCATGCTTTTCTAGCGTATGGACAGGGTGGCAATCCATTTAGTTTATCGTTAGGTACTTCAAGAAAGTCGTGTGACCACTTACGTATATCAGCTTCTACTGGATGCACGTGTTTTCTTCTTTTGTTGTTCTATAAATCTTCTAAAAACATTGGCTGCTGCAATTTTACCTGCTGCTTTAGCCCTTTGCTCCATAGCAATAGCCGCTTGTGTTTTATGATTATGACTTCTGCTAGATGCTTTTATCTTACGCACAGATGCTTCTGCATCTTTTACTGTAGCAAACTTTAAACCTTTGATTGTACCCTTTGGGTCTTCATCTGTATATAGGTCACTATGCTTTTTACTTTTAGCAGGTTGTCCCGGCTTTCTAGGTATTCTACGCATTAGCCACTAGTAATTTTATTAAATGCTTCAGGACTAGCTTTCTTCAATGCTTTTAGTCCGGGGTTCATAGTTACACTACCACCTGCGGAGTACATATGCTTCTTACCATAAGCCATGCCACCATCTGCCATCTGTGCTTTAGCCATTTTCTTAGCGTCACTTTTTTTCATAGTGCCTACACCAATTGATACAACTGTTACCTTATCATCTTTTTTCTTTTTCATTAGCGCACCTTTACTAGCTTGTACAGTTTTTGAAGCATCAGCTACTTTTTCTTTTGCATTCTTTACTTCTTGTTTAGTAAAGTCTGATGGTGATTCTAATATTTCGTAAGCATCTGCTAAACTCATATTTGCCATTTTACTTCTTCTTCTTCTTCTTTTTAAAAGGGTTAGAATCTGGACGACCAGTATAAACAGTGCCTATTAAACCTTTGTGTGTAACACCTACAACAATACCATCTTTGTATACAGGCTTACCACCCTCTTTAAGTTCCTTGGTAATTTTATTTAACATACCTTTGCTTAGTGGGTTCTTAGCCTTATCCTTACGCTCTTGTATTTGCTTCAATGCTCTTGCATTAGGTTTTTGTTTAGCTGGTGCTTTAGTATCATAGGCTGGACCTCTTGCTGGTCTTGCGTCTTTGATGCTGGTATCTCTTACAGTTTTATTACTTAACTCCTGTATCTTTTTACCTGCACGTCTTTGCTTATCTCTTGCAGACTTATATGCAGCATCAGGATTCTTAGCATCCTTTGTTTTAGGTGGTAGTTTAGAATCACCTCTGCCCGGTCTATATGCTTGAGCATTTCCATCTGTTTTAGGTTTAGGTTTTGCTTTAGGCACAGGGGGTTTAGGTGTAGGTGATACAGATGGTTTAGATTTTCTGTCAGCCATACCTGATGGTCTAGCTTTAGGTACAGCTTTTGCTTTAGGTGCAGGGGGTTTAGGTTTAGGTGTAGGTTTAGATGGCACAGTCCCGGGTCTATACGCTTTAGCATTTCCATCGTTTTTATCTTTAGGATTTTTAACTGTACCACTAGGTTTCTCAGTCATAAATCCCATAGGCTTTGTGCTAGAACTCTTCTGTAATTTAGGTAAATTTGATGTAACTAAAAAACTAGTTGAAGGATTTTTTGAGACTTCTCCATTTTTTACTTCATAATACTTTCCATTTATTGCACGAAAAGTTCTTTTCTTTCCATATATTGTAATTGTTTTATCATTAGATGCCATAGTAATCTCCTACCATTTAACTTTGTGTGACCAATACTTAGCACTCAGCTTAGTGGTCGGTTTACCTTGTGCATTATGTCTAGCATAATACGATTTTTTACGTGCTTTATCTTTTGCAGTCTTAGGATTTTTACCTGCACCTGATACACCCTGCTGCCCAAATCTAATAAATTTATACTTACCATCTTCAGATGCCATCACACAGTGAGACTTAGTAGGATGTTTCGGGGTACGCTTTGGCTTATTAACGCCAGATAGCCCCTCTTCCTTCATCTTTGTTTTGACACGCTCTGGTATAGCCATGCTAAATACTCAATTCACACTTGTGAAAAGCCTTTACAGGTTCATAAATAAAATCAGCTATATCACTTTGCATTTGTTTTGCACGTAATACACACTGTGCTTCCGATTTATAAGGACCCCACGTATCTTCAAATATAGTACATTGATTTAAATCTACTACATCTAATGCACATACTAGTATTAAAGTCTTAAACATCGTCTGTGTCTTTCCATCCTTCGGCCTTCATAGCTTTTTCTACATGCTCTAAAGTAAACTTTTGACCATAATATGCCTCCACAGCCTGTCTTACATAGAAGACATCACTATGGGGTATATGTAATTTATCTAATGTGTTGTTCTTAATAGCATCATAGAATGCATCTAATACATTATCTGTGTATAGTTTTACAGATTTTTTACTTTTTGTCAAGAATTAATTCCTATACATATGTATTTTTATTATTAAGGAGTATATTTAATGTTTACATTTAATGTATCTTACTTTTTTTAAATAACATTTAATGTTTTCATTTAATATAATAGTTATACCATACTTATAGGGGGTCTGTCAATCCCTAAAATGCATTAGTTGCATATATTGTGTGTCAGAAATTTGACCTACCCTATGTATATAGTGTCACTTACCTTTGTGGTTAACACTTAATTTACCTAATCTGTGTATTTCTCTGTATACGTATACGTGGGTACGGGGGGTGGCTCATGCCCGTTGCCGTATAATTGGTGCGATATCAAGCACTTAGCCCGTAAGCTATTGAATTTATTGGGTTATTGGCTGGGGTTAAGAGATAATTCATCACTTGACGCTAGTATTTGGTGCATTAATTCCCCGGTTTTTTAGATTAGACATGAAATATTATAGTCGGTGCATATAGTTACACTATTGAAACATAGTACCCCACGACTAATAAATATATACTACCCCATAAAATGTTAGTCGATACTAACAATTCCCGGTTTTTTATCGATACTATATAATGCAGAAAAACAATTCCAACAAATAACACCACCAAATAAAAAAAGATTCTTTTAAATTCAATAACTTAACAATACACTTTCCACAATGTGAAAAGAATTTAATTATTTCTTGATTATCTTTTTTATTTAATGCTATTCTTAAGTATGACTAACAGAAACATTTAACGAATATCTGATAATCGCTACGGCAACTTTCATTATTCAATAGTTTAAATAAAGTAATTAGTTTATAAAATATGAATACCGAATAAAAAATAATACTTGACTAAAACAAAATAATAAATGACTATAATAAAACCAACAAAACGAAAAAAGGAATTTTCAAAACCAGAATATTTTAAAAGACTAACTTATAATAAATGCGATTAGGTGTTGATGCGCTAATAAAGAATGACCAAAACCAGCACTCAAAGGTAGATTAGACTGCCAGTTATTAAGCCATGTGGGATATGGTATCTAAACAAAGTTATCAAGGTGTTACAATTATGTAACCTGATAGACAGTCTGGAAAGTCCTAATACAATAGGTGGCTGTATAACGGTGGACGCTGTAAAAGGTGCAAACTTAGTCAGAGATAACAATAGTTTGCTTGGACAAGGGCGGAGTGTATCTAAATTATTTTAGAGTATGCCATGCACAAATCCCTTGTTTTTATCTTGTGTTGGGTATATGCTTATGATAGGGTATATCCTATAGAAGATAAATAAAAAGGTGATAAAAATGAAAACTCAATTAACTAGAAAAGATATAGACATAATATTCAAGATATGGCATGGTAAGTTTGACCATAGGGATGAAACAATGGTTGAGCAATCACTAGAAACATATAAAGTATTGACTAGGATTAGTGCAGAAGAAATTATTGAGGGATTAAAAAATGAGAGTAACTAAAACACAATTATATAAATCACTTGACAAGGTTAATCAATGGATACCAGCATGGGTAGACAAGTACGACTTAAACTATGCATCATGCTATGGTGGTTGGCAATTAACAACGCAAAAGGGAAGTCATATAATCCAACATAGGATATCCGCACGTGAGATGAAAGCATATCTTGACGGTATGAGAGAAGTAATTAGAGCAGTTAGTTAAAAGGTGAGATAAAATGTATAAAAGAGATTGTAAAAAGATAGCGAGATATGCACTCAAAAACCCTGATAATCTTGTGAGGGTAGCAACTTTTGTATTAACTACAATACAAGCTGGATTAGCTACTACACATAATCAGATGTTAGATATTGATAAGCATGGGGCAGATAGTAAGTATTTATGGGGCAGTAAACGTCAGGGATATGAGTATTTACAAGAACATAAACAAGTGCTATTTGACGCTATCAAATCAGCAGTAGTATATAACGATATTGTATTTGCCGTTGATGTATTAACAAACGTACCTTGTTTAGGAATAGTTAAGGCAAGTTTTGTAGCGCAAATGGTAGGGCTTGATGTATCATGTATTGATAGCCATAATTGCGATAGGCTAGGACTAGCAAGAACGGCTTTACGTTTTAGTAAGAAAGTAAAACCTGAGATAAAACGTAAAAAGATACAGGATTATATCACCTTTACACAAGATACAGGTGGTGCAGAATACTGGTGGAATACTTGGTGCAATTATGTAGCAGGGAATCGTGCCAACAAATCGCTTGACACTGGCGCAAAAGTGTCGTTATATCATGTTACAGCAGTAACACAAACAGCATAGAAAAGGAGAAAATATTATGCTATTAAAAACTAAAACTGTAAACGTAAAAGCAATCATTCGCAATCCAATTGGTACAGAAAATATGATGTTTCGTAGGACTACAAATAGATACAAGCGCAAGGGTACTATCTCAAATAACAGAGGTTATATGGCAGTAAGTAGAGCATTAACAGATTGCGTAATAAATGATAAAAAGTATAAGGCAGGAAACTTTGTTCCACGACAAAAAAGTGCGTAGGATAAACCCAATAGCTAGGGTGATGTTGCAAACGAGACGTAGGCAATCCACCCTAGTTAAACAAAACAAAAAAGGAAAAGGAAGTTATGCAAGGCAGAACAATAAAAAACTTTCAGAAGATAAGCGTCAAGAAATTGACTAGTGGTAGGCAACCTGAATGGAAGCATACACGCAAGGCAAATCGTAAAGCTAAAAAACAAATACAGGAGAGGTATTATGGATAGACAAGAAGCTAAAAGATTAAGAGTAGAATTGAACAAGGTATTAGAACAATTTGATAGCAGTTATAATGTAACAATAGGTAACTGTTCATATAACGAGACAGATGCTACGTTCAAAGTTACACTTGCACCAGAGGGTGCGCCAAGTAAAGAGAAACGTGACCTAGAATACTTTGCAAGTATAAATGATGTAGACACAAACAAAATAGGTATTATGGCAGATGGAAAACAATATACATTAGTAGGGTATAATTCAAAGGCAAGAAAACGTCCTTTTATTATACAAAAACTTTCAACAGGTTCACGTTATGTAATAGATGAATACTTAGCTAGAAAATACTTTGGTATAGATGAAAAGGTAGAGGCATAAAATGAAACACCCAATATCCAGATATATGATGGCATCCTACGCATACTATGTAGAGGATGACCCAATACTAAGTGACGCAATGTTTGACCAATGTGCTAAGAATATCTTAGAGCATTGGGATACACTTGAACATCCACACAAACATCTGCTATCAAAGGATATGCTAGAGGCAGGTACTTATCTAGGTAAGTATCCAGAGATAGTGAAAAATGCAGTAGCAAATTATAGGAGTACAATACATGAAGATATTAAGTTTATTTGATGGGAGTGCTTGTACTCGTGTTGCCTTGGACAAACTAGGCATACCAGTTACTAAGTACTATGCGTCAGAGATAGACAAGTATGCTATCAAGGTAGCAATGGCAAACTATCCTGACATAGCACAGTTAGGTGACGTTAAGAATGTAGGCATAGCTTTCAAGGAAGGTGATATTGACTTGCTTGTGGGTGGTTCACCATGTCAAGGCTTTAGCTTTGCAGGTAAGCAGTTAAACTTTGATGACCCACGCAGTAAATTATTCTGGGAGTATGTCAGAGTGTTACGCAAACTCAAGCCCAAGTATTTCTTGCTTGAGAATGTACGCATGAAACAGGAGTATCAGGACGTGATATCTGATGCACTAGGTGTCAAGCCTATCGCTATCAACAGTAGGCTTATGTCTGCACAGAACCGACAGCGTTTGTATTGGACAAACATACCCAATGTCACACAACCAGATGACAAGGGTATTGTTCTGCAAGACATACTAGAGGATGGGTTTGTAGACAGAGACAAGTCACACTGTCTGACAGCTACCTATCATAAGGGTGGTGACTTAAAGACATACTTTGAGAAGCACAGTAGACAATTAGTGTTCAGCAAGGATGGTCTATGTCATGTCGGAGATGCTGATATCAATGGCAACGATACTATCAAACGTGTATATCATCCACTAGGTAAAGCACCTACACTAACTACTATGGGTGGTGGACACAGAGAACCTAAAGTATTGTGTGGTGCATGGCGAGGCAGATACACAGTTGATGGGGTACGTCAAGACCACAAGCACAAGGTGGCAGGTATGACCACACAACGTCTGGAAGTACGTACAGATGGCAAGACCAACAGCTTGACCACAGTACAGAAAGACAATGTAGCAGTAGATATATCAGAGTTACAATGGCGTAAGCTAACACCACTTGAGTGCGAGAGATTGCAAACATTGCCAGACAATTACACCAACCATGTGTCCAACACGCAACGATACAAGATGCTAGGCAATGGCTTTACAGTTGACGTGATAGCACATATATTGAAAGGAATTAAATAATGCCTAATCATACAGACAATAGAGTAATACTGTCACACGATGACAGCCAAATGATTGACAAGATATATAACATAATGAATACAGAAGATACTGAACTATGCCAAACTATCCTACCAATGGATGAGAAGTTACTTGATGGTGGTAATTGGTATGAATGGAGACTAGATAATTGGGGAACTAAGTGGGATATATATGACAGCACCTGTGATAGGATAGACGCTAACACACTTCAATTAATATTCCATACAGCTTGGTCGCCACCGACAGGTATATTTGATAAGCTAGTAGATATGGGATATGATGTTCATGCCAGATACTTAGATGAAGGATGGATGTTCATAGGTATGTATGATAATGGTGAGGTTACTCGCTTTAGCAATGTTGAAGATGTTATCAAAGAATGTCCAGAATTAGATGAGGAATTTGATATAAGAGGAATGATAGAGGAGGAGAATGAAGATGACACAACTTGAGTTACCAATAGACCACACACCACATCTTAACTATGTAGCACATCAGTTAGCTAAACAGTTACAAGAGGAGCATGGATACAGAAGTTATGACCACGCATATGAAAGTGCTTGGACTTTGTTAGAATTTTTCAGACAGGAGGAGAATGAAGATGACAATAGTAATTAATAAAGAAAAGTATGGACACTTACCACCAGAGGATGTAAGAGAGGCACTTGGATTATTACCTATATGGGTACATGAGTTTAATGTATTAGGTGAGGATGACATTGTGAACTTTATGAAGTATAGATATGAATGGGGTTTGTATGAATTTAATGGTACTGTCACAGACACTGGTGCATACAAGTCAGAGCATGATGAGGATGAGGACTTAGATTATATAGCTACAATGAAAACAAAAGAGGGTACAGTTTATTTTTATCCCTATGCTATTACAGCATTGCCTACAAGAATTGGTAAGTATCATGGACATTTTATAACAAGGATGGATTAAATGAGAACATATAAATACGTATCACACTACGACATAGAAGCATACAAACGTATGGGATGGATAGTTATACAGCAACTACATGCACATCATGGTACTCATGGTGTATTGATGGAGAAAATAAATGATTAAAAAGATACTTACATTCTGGATGAACAAGGATGAGATGCAAGACCCAAGCATGGATAACGTGTTACGATTTGCTATCATGTTTGTGTTTGCTTGTGGTGCATACGTAGTTGTGATAGAGTTATTAAAGAAAGGAATATGTGAATGTTAAAGTTATATAATATGATTATGGATGACGCAAAGAATCCATTGTCTAACATACCTGATATCAACACAAGGCATATGATAATGCAGGTATTAGCATGGATGTGGTGTATCATATTCAGTATGTCACTAGGTTCTATAGTTGCCTTTGGCATTAGTGCTGTAGCACATACACTATTACTGGCAGGAGTGTTTATTACTGTCGGTGTATTTCAAACAGCCAAGCGTAGACCACAATACTTTGGTGGACTTGGCAGAGGTAATGGAGGTGAGCATGAATGAAGAACTATTAGATATTGTAGATTCACTTGAGAGATGTTATAATTCTTGGCGCGAACAGGTGATAGGTATATTAGATGAAGATGATACAGAAATTATAAAGGATACAACCTATGATAACAGTAAGAATTGAAACAGAATCTGAAGAAGAAATGGATAAGAAAATACAAATGTTTTATGACACGTATCCTCGAATGGGTTATATGACTTCACTTGACAAGTCATACTATGATGAACGCAAAGCTATCTATGTAGCTGAGATGTCACGATTTAATAGTTGCGACTAGATGCTGCTAGAACTTGTAATAATTTATGTATGGATATGTATAGGATATAGTATATACAGGAGTACACTATGACAATAACAATACTGATAGAACAATACAAAAGTTCTATAGAATACAAAGAGTTACGTAAAGAAACTAAACAACATTATAAATATATGATGAGTTGCTTTACTAAATACTTTGGTGAGGAATTAGATGTCAATCTTTTGACAACAAAGAAAGCTAAACTTGCTTACGATTTCTGGTGTAGCATGGGTGTATCATATGCTAATCACATAGTGTGTGTAGCAAATATAGTTATGAACTATGCAGTTCGCATGGAGAACATAAGCACTAATCCATTTGCTTCAGTTAAGAAGAGGTCAACTAAAAGTAGAAAAACTGTTTGGACACCCGAACAAGTAAAACAATTACTTGACCATGCATATACAGATTACAAGTGGCGTAACATAGGTCTTATTGCACAGATGGCATATGAATGGTGTCAACGTGTAGGAGATATGCGTATTCTTACATGGGATAGTATAGACTTTAATAAGAAAAGATGTTCCATTGAGCAGAGTAAGCGTAGAGCAGAAGTATTCTTACCTATAAGTAATAACTTAATGGAGATGTTAGCGCAACAACACGATGATTTTGGTTTTCAAAATTACATTGCACCCAGACCTAGCCCTTATAAGGGAGAATATATACCCTATAGTATGTTTAAGATGTCTAAGTTTTCTCGTCAGCTAATAGATGAGGCAGGGCTGCCAAAAGAATTAAGGTTGTCTGACTTACGCAGAACAGGCACGACAGAAATGGTTGAGGCAGGTGTCGGCATTGCACAAATCATGTCGGTTACAGGACACAGTAACCCACAAAGTGTGAAGCCTTACATAAAAAATACTTTTGAGAGTGCTAATTATGCCTTGACAGCAAGACAAAATCGTGATACATAAATATTAAATGCCGACAAGAAAGGATTAATGTATATAATGTTAAAGATATTAAATGATATAGATGTTGGCATAGGTGAAACAGTAAGAACTAACTGCCCAATATGTAAAGGGTATAATACTTTTACTATTACGAATGACATGGGTAAGTTAATGTGGAATTGTTATAAAGCTAGTTGTGATGTAAAAGGTAACGAGAAAACACGACTATCTGTAGAACAGATAAATAAAAAGAAGGAGCAACAAAAAGAATTTGTAATGCCTGAGTACATTGTACCTCATAGAAATAGAGGACACGTATTAGATTTCCTACACAAGTGGGCAATAACATACGCACATAATAATATACTTTACGATGTCAGAGAAGACAGAGTAGTATTTCCTGTGATGAATGATGGTGTTTTTGTTGACGCTACTGGTAGAGCGTTGGCAAGATGGCGGCAACCTAAGTGGAAGCGATATGGTTTCTCTCCTTTCCCATATCGTTATGGCTCTGGTGATGTCGCAGTGGTGGTTGAGGACTGTGTTAGTGCTGTAGTGGCAGGTAATGTGAATGGTTTTGTTGGGGTCGCGTTACTTGGAACAACTTTGTTGGAACAACATAAGCAGATACTCTCACAGTTCTCAACTGTTTTAGTAGCCCTTGACCCTGATGCCATAACAAAAGCTGTAAAGATGACACAGGATATACCCAACTCTAAGTTATTAAGATTAAATAATGATTTAAAATATCAACGAAAGGATGACATTGATATGATGATAAGATTAGGTGGTGTGTAATGGAACAAACACTGTTACGTACCTTAATGAATAAAGACTTTCACGATAGTAATCGTGGAGATAGATGCCCAGATACTCTGTTCTCTACTGATGCTAAGAAAATCAAGAAGATTATTGATGAGATGGTTAGTACTTATAGACGTGACTTGACACCTGAGGAAGTACATATGTTTTTTATATCAGAAAACCCATCTCTTACTACTGCACAGATGCATCAGTTTGATGCGTTGTTTCACTCTATAAAGAATGAACAACCTATGGGTACTGATGTAGCAAATGATGTACTTTCTAAGTTGTTTCGCAAGCATGTGGGGGATGAACTAGTTAACTTGGCAGTAGACTTATCTAATGGTGATATCACTACTCTACAACCTTTAAAAGATTTAATTGCTAAATACAATTCTGATTTCACACCAACGACTAGCGTTGAATGGGAAGATATATCTTACGATACTATCATGGATATGCTAGAAGAACACAGTCGTTGGAAGTTTAACTTACCTACATTAGCGCAAGTTGTAGCAGGTGTTAACTCTGGCATGTTGATTGAGGTAGGTGCTAGACCTAACACAGGTAAGACATCTTTCCATGCTAGTATGTTAGCAGGTCCCGGAGGATTCCTTGAACAAGGGGCTAAGTGTTTAGTGCTTATCAATGAAGAAAAGTATGACAGAGTAGCAAGACGTTATGCTTGTGTAGCATCAAATTATTCTGAGGATAAATTAAAACTAAATAGAGAGTTAGGTAGAAGTGCATATGAAAATATGCCAAACTTATATATGAAAGATAGTACAGGAAAGAATATGAATTGGGTAGATGGTGTTTGTAAATCTTATAATCCAGACATCGTTGTACTAGACATGGGAGATAAGTTTGCTAAGATAGATTCTAATCTTAGGCAAGATGAATCTCTGAAAGCTAATGTAATAAAGGCACGACAGATAGGAAAGGAACATAACTGTGCCATATTTTATATGTCTCAACTATCGGCAGAAGCTGAAGGTAAGGTGACATTGAACCAGAGTATGATGGAAGGTTCAAAGACAGGTAAAGCTGCCGAAGCTGACTTGATGTTATTGATTGCTGCTAACCCTGCAATTGGTAATAACTCAGATAATAATGACCCACAAAGACACATTAATATTGTGAAGAATAAATTATCTGGTTGGCATGGTAGACTATTATGTAATATAGATAACGTAACAGGAAGGTATAAAGTATAATGATAACAATTTTTGGAATAGTAATGGTGGCATTGTTTAGTAATGAAAATGCTACATTCATAGATGCAGTAGAAGAGAATAGAAACAATGGATACACATGGGAGTACGTAGGAAAACAAGATATAGAAAATGTAGAACTGTCTTTACCATTAGGTGATAAGATATACTTTAAACATACAAAGGAATAGTTATGAAAGTAACAATAGATGTGGAAACAAATACACAAAAGCGTGATGGTAAATTACACCTTGACCCTTTTGAGCCTAACAATTCTCTTGTTCTAGTTGGAATAAGAACTGATGCAGGTGTTGATTATGCGTTTCCATTTGACCATCCAGAGCATGTGAGTAAACATAATTACCACGAGCGTGTTCAATGGTTCTTAGATGAAGCTACTGTATTAATATGTCACAATGCGGCATATGAATTACAGTGGTTGTGGGAATGTGGTTTTAAATATGATGGTGCAATTTGGGATACCATGTTAGTAGAGTATGTCTTACAAAGATGTGATAAGCAGGGTAGCCTATCGCTTGAGGCATGTGCTGAGAGACATGACTTAACTCGTAAACTTGGAACACTAAAAGAATATTATGCTAAAGGTTTGAATACAAATGATATTCCATTGGATGAGTTGTCAGAGTATTGTTTGACTGACGTAAAGGCAACCCAAGAACTGTCTGATTTACAATGGAGAAAGTTAAACACAAAAGAATATTCAATATTGTTAGATACAGTTATATTAACTAATGAGTTATGTAAAGTTCTAGCTGATACATACTGTAATGGTATATCAGTAGACACTAATATTCTTAATGATGTTAGAAAGGAGTTTGAAAAAGAAAAACTAGAACTTACAAGTCAATTACAAAAAGATATACAAGACTTGATGGGTGATACAAAAATAAATCTTAGTAGTCCAGAACAACTGTCGTGGGTAATATATTCTAGGAAGCCAAGAGATAAAAATGTATGGGCTAATTCTTATAGTGAGTACATGAAAGACCTACAATGGCGAGATTTAATTAGGCTTGAAACTACTACAGTTTTTAAGACACTAGCTGAGAAGTGTAAGACTTGTAGTGGTAGAGGTTATATACGTAAAACTAAAAAGGATGGTACACCATATGCTAAAGATAATAAGTGTGTTGTTTGTCATTCTGAAGGCTTTATATATAATGATATCAAACAAATAGCAGGACTAAAGTTTAAAGCACCATCATCTAAGTGGGCTAGTGCTAATGGTTTTAGTACAGGAAAGGATAATTTAAAACACCTACAAGCTGTAGCTAAATCAAAAGAGATGACACAAGCTGAACAATTCTTGTCTAAGGTTATACGTTTGAATGCTGTTGAATCTTATATATCTACTTATGTAAATGGTATTGAAGCGTACACAAAACCTGATGGTAAGTTGCATGTAAGTTTGATGCAACATAGAACAGCAACAGGCAGGTTATCAGGTTCTAATCCTAACATGCAGAACATGCCTCGTGGTGGTACGTTTCCTGTAAAGAAAGTATTTGTATCGCGTTGGGGTGGTGGTAAAATTATGGAAGCTGACTTTGCACAGTTAGAGTTTCGTGTAGCAGCATTCCTTTCAAATGATGGAGTAGCAATTGAAGAAGTTAAGACAGGCTTTGATGTACATAGTTACACTGCCAAAGTTATTAGTGATGCAGGTCAGAAGACTAGTCGCCAAGAAGCAAAAGCACATACATTCGCGCCACTTTACGGAGCAACGGGATATGGACGCACACCTGCTGAAGCTGCGTACTACGAACACTTCACAGAAAAGTACCAAGGAATCAAACTATGGCACACCAGACTGGCTGAAGAGGCTTTAACACATAGGTATATTACTATACCATCAGGTAGACAGTACTCGTTTCCTAACGTACAGCGTAGACCTAATGGTGGTGTAACTTACTTTACTAACATTAAGAACTATCCTGTCCAAGGGTTTGCTACAGCAGACATAGTTCCTGTGGCTATGATATATATACATAAGTTATTGAAAACTTTTAAGTCCTGTATTGTTAACACAGTTCACGACAGTATTGTAATTGATATACACCCTGATGAAGAGAAAGGAGTAATAGAAATAATAAATAAAACAAACACAGAACTAGAAGATTTAATCAACACTAAGTGGGGTATAACATTTAATGTTCCACTATTATTAGAAGCAAAAATAGGTCCAAATTGGCTTGACACCAAAGACGTTATATGATATAACTACGAACTCAATTACAGTACAGGAGATAAAATTTATGAGTGAATTAACAGTAATAAATACAAACGATTACGCAGCAATGGCAAAGATGATGGGCATGGCTTACGACACAGGCAGTGAAAGTAAAGCTAGTCTAGCACGACTACGAGTAAACAAGAAGCCTTTGTATGGTGAGACAAATATGAATGGTAAGATAGTAAAGGTTGAAGTACTATCTGGTGGCTTTGAATTAAAGAATGGTACTACTGTATATGCAGAGAGTGCTATCATCAGACCTTTTGTACAACGATTTATGTATCAGAAGTATGACCCAAACAGTAACACGTATGTTAAAACTCTTATGGCAGATAGTTTTAACGTAGATTTAAAAGATACAGTAGGTGATTTTAATTGTGGTAAACCCTCTGGTTGGATTGAAGATTTTAATTCCTTACCACAAGAAACTAAAGATTTACTTCGCGCTATTAAACGTACACGTGTTGTGTATGGTACAGTTACTATGCCAGATGCAGTAACTGAAGAGGGTGATGCACATCCCATTGAGGATATACCTTTTGTTTGGGATGTAGATACTAAAGAAGGTTTTAAAAATATGGGTAGTGTCTTTGCCAAACTTCTTAAAATGAAAAGATTACCTATGTTACATACTATAAATCTTAGTACTGCCAAAAGAGACTTACCAACAGGTAACTCATATTATGTACCAGTCCCTGAGTTAAACATGCAATCATCTATTGAGATATCAGATGAAGACCAAGGTTTGTTTACATCTTTTATGGAGAGTATTGAATCTCATAATGATTATGTTTTAAATGAGTGGAATAAAAACAACAAACCTGTAGAGAGTGATGGTTTTATTGAGGTAACAGATGCAGAGGAAAGCGTATGAACCATAGAGCAGAGATAGCTTTACATCAATACTTAGAAAAAACTGTTAAGGGAAAGGGTGCTATATCAAAAGATGTAGCATCCCAAATCTCAAAGGATGTATATGAAGCTGTATTAAAACAATTTGGAGTTAGTAAACCCAGAGAGTTTAAACTACGTATGTCTAATGTTGGCAGACCTTATTGCCAGTTGTGGTTTGAAAAGAATAAACCCGAAACAGCTTTACCAAAACCTACTACATTTATTATGAACATGCTACTAGGTGATATTGTTGAGGCTGCATTCAAAGGTTTGTTGAAAGAAGCAGGGGTACAGTATAGTGATTCTGATACTGTAAAATTACCAATAGGTACAAGTAACATAAATGGAACATATGATATTGTTATTGATGGGGCTGTTGATGATATTAAATCTGCGTCTGACTGGTCATACAAACACAAGTTTGAATCTTATGAAACATTAAAAGCTAGTGACCCCTTTGGTTATGTGGGTCAACTAGCAGGTTATGCTAAAGCATCAGGACTAAAAGTAGGTGGTTGGTGGGTAATCAATAAAGCTAATGGTGATTTTAAATACATTCCAGCTAGTAATATTGATATTGAAGAAGAAATTAGTAAGATAAAAATCACACACGATAAGTTAAAAACTAATGTATTTGAGCGTTGTTTTGAGCCACAAGTAGAAACATTTAGAAGTAAACCTACAGGTAATAAAATTCTAGGTACTGAGTGTGGCTTTTGTGACTACAGATTTAGTTGTTGGCCTACTCTAAAAGAACTACCTGCTGTTAAATCTCAAGCTAAAGAACCTAAGATTGTTAAGTATGTTGAGTTAGCAAAGGAATATGAGGTTGCCTAAATCTTCATACCACAAGCAGTTTAGAATGGCACGTAAGTATGGTTATAGAAGTGGACTAGAACTTGCTACTTCAGAAAGACTTACTGCTTTAAATATTAAATTTGAATATGAAAGTATTAAGATTGAATGGGAAGACTTAGCATACAGAACTTATACACCTGACTTTGTATTAGACAATGGTATAATAATTGAAACAAAAGGGTTCTTTACTACACAAGACAGAAGAAAACATAAGGAAGTAAAAAAGCAACATCCTAATTTAGATATAAGATTTGTGTTTACAAACAGTAAAAGAAAGTTACGAAAGAATGCTAAGTCTACTTATGGTGAGTGGTGTGACAAGTATGACTTTAAATACTACGATAGAATTATTCCTGAATCATGGCTTGAAGAAAAAGGTAAAAACAAGCATCCAAAGTTTATACCTTTTCCAATTAAAAAAGTAGAAAGGAAAAAGAAATGATTGAAAATGATAACTTTGAAATTACAGAACGTGATTTTTTTATACAAGTAAAACCTACCTTTGATGAAAGAGATGAATGGAATGGTGAGGTAGATATAACTGTAGCATACCCACCTAGAAACGTATTGACAAAGCAAGCATACTCTGGTATAGATTTTTTTGTAAAAATGTTGGTGTGTTCTGTGTCAGTTATGGAGATAGACCAGCATGTTCGTAAGGCTATATACAATTACGTTGCAGAAAATTACCCAGAAGATTTTTCAGATACGTATGAAAGGGATGGTAAATTAATTGACATAGAACACGATGGTAACATAATTAAATTAAACTTTATAAAAGATACAGAAGAGGATGCATAATGGATGACCAGATAAGACATGAGAAGTATATGAAACAAGCAATGGCACAATCAGACGTAATTACAAATCCAAAACACTACGAGCGTTATGCTATTGAGCCTGTATCATTTATAATGAATAATGAGTTACCTTTTTGGATGGGTAATGTAATAAAATATATAATGAGAGCAGGGTATAAATCTAACACTGCTGAGATAACAGATTTAAATAAAGCTAAAAGGTATATTGATATGCGTATTAATCAACTAGAAGGTCGTGAACCAAATGAAAGTTAAAGTGTATCTAACCTTAGAAGTAGATGAAGAAGAGTATCAACTACCTGCTGATGAAAACCCTTCGGAAGAAATAAGAGAAGTTATACGTGATATAATTTATGATATAGATGGGATAAATTTAAAATATATAAAAGCTAAAATGGAGAACAATACATGATAAGCAATTACTTACCAACAGACTACCAAAACTTTATTGCTCTATCTCGCTACGCTAGATGGAAAGAAGATGAGCAAAGACGTGAGACATGGGGAGAAACAGTAGCAAGATACTTTGACTACATGACAAACCATCTCAAAGAAACGTGTAACTTTGAATTATCTGATTCATTACGTAATGAGTTAGAGGAAGCAGTGCTTGAGCAAAGAGTAATGCCAAGCATGAGGGCATTGATGACATCAGGACCTGCCTTAGATAGATGCCACGTAGGTGGATACAACTGTTCTTACGTACCTGTAGACAGTCCTAGAGCATTTGATGAGACAATGTACATCTTAATGTGTGGCACAGGTGTAGGCTTCTCTGTGGAGCGTAACGCTGTAGACAAGTTGCCTATAGTTAATGAACACTTTGAGTACAGCGACACAGTAATTAAGGTTGGTGACAGCAGACCCGGGTGGTCTAAAGCATTACGTGAGTTGATTGCTATGTTATATGCAGGTCAGATACCACAGTGGGATGTATCTAAAGTGCGTCAAGCAGGTGCAAGGTTAAAGACATTTGGTGGTAGGGCATCAGGACCACAACCTTTGATAGAGTTGTTTAACTTCTGCATTGAGAAGTTCAAGGGTGCATCAGGACGTAGGCTATATCCTATTGAATGTCACGATATTATGTGTAAGATAGGAGAGGTTGTAGTCGTAGGTGGGGTTAGACGTAGTGCATTGATTTCATTGTCTAATCTTAATGATGACCAGATGGCACACGCTAAGTCAGGTCAGTGGTGGGAGAATGAAGGACAACGTGCGTTAGCTAATAACTCTGTTGCCTACAAAGAGAAGCCACAGATGGGTACATTCATGCGTGAGTGGGTGTCCTTGTATGAGAGCAAGTCAGGTGAGCGTGGCATATTTAATCGTGCATCAGCTATTAAACAAGCCGCTAAGAATGGTAGACGCGATACTGATTACGCATTTGGATGTAATCCATGTAGTGAAATTATCTTACGCCCATACCAGTTTTGTAACTTGTCAGAGGTAGTAGCACGTGCATCAGACAATATGGAATCGCTACGTAAAAAGGTACGTATTGCGACTATATTAGGTACGTTTCAGTCTACAATGACAGATTTTAAATATCTAAGAGATGTATGGAAAAGAAATACGCAGGAAGAGAGACTACTTGGTGTGTCCCTTACTGGTATCATGGATAATCAGATACTGGCAGGGCAGAGTGCAACATATGGTATGAACATCAGTGCATTACTAGAAGAGTTAAAGTCAGTAGCTGTAGAAACAAATGCTATCTTTGCTGAACAGTTAGGTATTAATCAATCTACTGCTATAACTTGCGTTAAGCCTAGTGGTACAGTCAGTCAATTAGTTGACAGTGCATCAGGCATTCATGCTAGACACAACCCATACTATGTGCGTACTGTTCGTGGTGATAATAAAGACCCACTAACACAGTTCTTAGTAGCACAAGGTATACCTGCTGAGCCTGACGTAATGAAGCCTGACAGCACTACAGTTTTTAGTTTTCCAATGCAGTCACCCTCTGGTGCAGTAACACGTACTGGTATGACAGCTATTGAACAGCTAGACTTATGGCTACTATATCAGAGACATTGGTGTGAGCATAAACCATCTGTCACTATCTCTGTGAAAGAGCATGAGTGGATGGAAGTAGGTTCATGGGTGTATGAAAACTTTGATGAGGTATCAGGCATTAGCTTCTTACCATTTAGTGAGCATACATATCAGCAAGCACCATATCAAGATATCAACAAGGAGAAGTACACAGAGTTGTTTGCACGTATGCCAGACACAGTTGACTGGTCTTTACTGCCTGAGTTTGAGAAAGAAGATAACACATCAGGTGGACGTGAGTTAGCTTGTTCGGCAGGAGTGTGTGAAGTAGTAGACTTGACTGCAGCATGAAGTACGTTCCCGGATATTTAGGAAACAAAAGAGAATATATACACACAACAGGAGATACAATGAAAAAATTAGCACTAGAAAATTACTTGACAAGATTTATGAGATATGTTATAGACTGGCGTAAAACACGAAAGATAATAAGAATGCTACAAGATTTACCTGACCATACGTTAGAGGATATGGGTATAAAAAGACATGAGATAGAAAAATTAGCGTATACAGAGTTACAAAGAAAGAACTATGAGAAGTAAAGTATGGAGAGTATGGGCAAAAACAATTGGGAGCAAGATATCAGATGATGAAAGTGAAAGTGATATGGCTGCTATGCTACGTACCTTTTGGGTACTCACTCATTTGGTTGCTTGCTTTTTTATTATTATACATAATGGGGTCAAGCTAGGATGGTTCTAAATTATGTAGCTAATTGGTGGGAAGTAGCAATGCTTACTGCTATATCAATAAACACAATAATAAATATAGTTGTATTCTTTAAACATAGATGGAGAAATAAATAATGGAAAATAAATTAAAGTATGAGGGTGAGGAGTATGATGTATCAGATGTAGATGATAATGAAAGATACTGGCTTGCTCAAGTTAGGTCACTAAGAGAAAGAATAGCTAAAGCTAGATTTGATTTAGACCAATTAGTAGCCGCAGAAAGAGCGTTCTCAAACACATTAATTAAATCATT